ACGACAAGCCGGAGAGGTTGGTCCGGAGGTTGCGAACGCCTGGCGCGGCTGCGCGCGATGATCGGCCGAGACCGCGGACGCGCCTCTGAGTGTCGCCGAGCGCGCGGTTGGCACCGCGCGTCTCCCCGAGGACGCGGATTACAATATCGTTAGCCACTAGCGCTTGCTCTCACGGGTCGCCCTTCGCTTCGCGAGCTCGATCGCTTCTTCCTCGAGCTCGTTCTTGACGAGAAAGTACGACATCCACTCCATGAAAAGCCGGTTCGCCATACGCCGCTCGAGCGCGTCGGGATCTTCAAGCCCCAAGATCTCGCACAGCCGGAACAAAAAATACCGCTCCGGCCGTCTCCTCAGTTTTTTGCGATCGCCTTTGTCGACTCGTCGCTCAATCCATTGAGCTCGGCCGCCGCATTAAACACCTTCTGAAGCGCGCTCGCCGACTTCTTCGCCAGCGCGTCGACGTCGCCTTCTTCGAAGATCCGATCGCCCTCGACCGTCACCATTGCGAGCACGGCAAGTCGCGTCTGAATGTTGTCCGTCTTTCGCGGGTTCCCGTGCGGATCAAAGTCCATCGACATCTCGAAGTGAGAGCGCTCGGCCGCGGTGAGTGATCGGACATAGATCTGTCCGTCGAGTTCCGGCCATTCGGGCGTCGCTACTGCTACAGTCTTGAGATCGGGCTGGGCGAGGAGCTGATCGCGGAGGACCTGGGCAGCACTACGGGCCTCGGTTGATTCGGTCATACGGGCCTCTCGGTTGGAGTGTTCTCGAGAGAAGATAGGAGGGACGAGTGACGGACGCAAAGCGGGGGGGGAGCCGGTCCGCCCCCCCCTCCGCTTCGCTGGCCCGCTTCCTCGGGCCCGGGGTATAGCTCAATTGAACTTGAGCGCGTAGTCCTGGAGAATGTACTCCAGGTCCCAGGCGACGACGCCGTTATCGACCGAGTGCGACGGATCGCGCACATAGGCCGCGACGACCGCGAGGTCCCACTTGTTGTACTGCACCGTCCCGGCCGCGATCGCGATCGCGCGGCTCGTGCGCGCCCGGAGATCGGCATAGGGGTTGTAGGTCGCGAGGACAGTCGTCCGCGCGTTGACCGTGATGATCGGATCGAAGCCCACGATCGCGAACTCCGCAACGCCCTCGGCCGCGTTCACCGAGTCGAGCCGCTGGATATCCTGACCGCCGGCAAGCTCGAACGTGAAGCTATCCGGACTCCAGGCCCCGACGGTGAGCGCCATGTTGACCGAAGGCGGCGCGATTGGTGAGTCGTAGGTGATCGACGGGAACACGAATGTTACCGGGTCGGTCAACATGATCCCCGACATAGAGAAGACGAAGCGCGACTGTCCACCGGCCGAGATCGGGATCCGGAGCACGCCCCGGCACCCGACGATCCGGTAGAGGTTGCCGCCGGCGTGGACGTAGATCGTGCAACTCTCGTGACCCGTGTCTCGCGGCGCATAGCTCACGTTCTCCAGGGCCACCGTGAAGTCGTCGGTCCGGAGAAGACCGCACGCCCGGAGAAGCGGATCCGCTTCGGGGAGCACCGTCGCCGAGTAGGCCGCGCCCGAGCCTCGAGCGTCCCAGGTGATGTCAAACTCAACGATCCGCCCGCGCGGGACCGCCGGGAATAGAGAGAACAGCGTCCCCGAGGCGGCGTCCTCCCGCGTGTTCTCGAAGGCGTGTGTCGGGTTCGTCGGGCTCCAGAGTCGCTCGTCGACGAGTACTCCGTCGGTGGCGATCACCGGCACGGAGTCGGTGGCGTAGGTCGACTCGATCTTCGCCGTCATTCCGTCAAGTCTGTTGAGTGCCATCGTTTACTCCTTCGGCTTTGAGGGCGCCGGCTTCTCGGCCGGTGCGGGTGTCTCGCCAACAAGCGGCGGCGTCGAGTAGCGCGTCTTCTCCTTCGGTGCCTTCCCCTTCGCGTACACGAGGATGTCACGGCCGAGGTTGTCCTTCGCTGGTACTAGATCAGAATCGGTCATAGTCCGCTGTCCTGTTCGAGAATCGGGAACGTGAGCGTAACCCGGTCCTGGTAATAGTCGAGGCCGCGCTCCCGGCTCGAGCCGGCGATAATCACGGCGATCTCGTCCTTCAGCTCCGCGGCGCCGAGCTCGCCGGCCGGCGCCGCTTCCGGGATCCGGTCGATTGAGCGGAGAAGCGTCTCTTGGGCGAGCTCCGTCTGTTTCCCGAGCACGACCGGGTCCGTCCCCGTCGCGTAGTAGTCGATCACCACCACCGCCCGCGCGTCACGCCGCCCTTGCCACTTCGCTTGTGTGGTCATCGGGCCCGCGTAGATCCCGATCCCCGGGAGCTTCTCCTGATCCGGACCCTCCTCGTCCGGATGGGCGGCGAACTCCTCGGCCGCCAATCGTTCGTAGATCGTCGCCGTCTGATCCATCGCGTCCGCCTGTTCCTGGCTTAGCCGGCCAGCCGTCACTTTCGCCGCCACGAGAGCCGCCATATCGGTGTCGAAGTTCGCCTTCACGACCTCGAGCGTCCGCTCGACCGCGTCATAGATCGACACCTACGCCGCTACGGCCCTACGCCGATCCGGGCCCCGATCACCGTCTCGATCGCGCCGACCGGAACGCCCTGTAAGTAGAGCTGAAGCGGCCGGACCAGGATCTCGCGCTCCTGGAAGATCGAGAGGAACGACAGGATCGGCCGGCGCGGAAGGTTCCCCACCCTCGGGCCCGGGGAGTCGTGGAAGATCCCATAGCGATTCCGCGACCCCCAGATCAAGCCGGAGACTGACAACGTGCGAATGTGGCCGGTACCGCCTCGAGTGAAGCTCCGCCGGAGACGGCCGCTCCAAGTGAGGATCGGAGACGTCGGTCCCGCGCCGAACGCCGGCGGCCGCCGGTAGTAGCCCCAACCCCGCGTCCGCGCCTCGACCGTCGATGCCGCGAGCTTCCTCCACAGTGAGCCGCCGCGGACGCCCTGGCTCGAGAACACGCCCTCGACGTGTTTCTCGAGAAGGTTCGCCGAGGCGCGCCAGGCCGGTGTCGGGTTGGCGAGCCGTTTCCGGATCCCGCCGATCTCCTTCACCTTGCCCTCGATCCCCGTGATGTCGATCGTCAGCATGACAGGTGCCGCCATGTGCCCCCTTCATTCCAGCTCTGGGTCCTTGTCCACTCCGGCGACGAACGTCGTTCCGAAGGCCGCCACGTTCGCCCAAAGCGGTTTCCCGCCGGCACGGCGGATCTGCTTCCGGAGCCGATCCGCGAGCTTCAGGTGTTCGGACGCGGCCGTCGACTTCACGACACCAACGCCCGTAATCGCCACTTCGCTCTCCGCTGCCAGCCGCGCGGCAATCATCTCGTGACCCTCGATCGTCGCCTCGATCACCGCGACCTGGTTGACGATCGGATCCGAGTCGGGTGTGAGCCCGCGGATTGCGAGAAGCGCCGTGATCGCCTCGTCCGACAGATGGCTCCGCTTCTCCTGGGTCTGTCCGGTCCGGGCCCGGATGAAGTGGAGCGCCTCGGTCGCGATCTTAGCCGGCTCGAAGTTGAACCCCATCAGCGACTCCTCGCCCGCTTCCGCTTGGCCCGCTTCCGCGCCTTCTTCGTCGTCTTCGTGCGCCGGCGTGGCTGTCCGTTCTCGATGTAATCCCAGCCGACGGACAGCGCGTCAGGCGGCCGGCCGTGCTTTCTTACCGAAGCCTCGAACTCCGCCTTGGTTGCCGGCACGATCCACGCGAGCTCGAGGAGCGTCCACGTCACCACTGACTCGGGCACCGGCTGACCGGGAGCCACTCGCCGGCCGGCGAGATTCATCGGCCGCCTGGCGATGTGATAGCCCGTGGCCGGGTGAACTGTCGCGGTTGTCACTCTACGATTCTCCTCCGATCTAAAAAGCGGCCCGACCCGATCCCCGGGCCGGGCCGCTCCCTTGTTGGTCGCACCGCCCGTTTTAGGCGACGGCCTGGTCGAACAGCACCGCGAGCTGCGGCGCGACGACCTTGATATCGAAGGCCATGTCGCCCTCGACCCGGTGCGGTGTCGCGGTGAACTCGTTCTCGAGATCCTTCATCCGGAACCCGAAGGCGTTTGCGCCCAGGAGTCCAGTCCAGGCGAAATTGATCCACGCCGTCGGCGTGTAGAGGCCCGGCGATGGGTTGACGTGCGCGAGGATCGCTTGCTTCCCGGTGATGTAACCGAACGCATCCGTCGCGCCCTCGGCGGAAGTTGTCTTCACTCCACCGGCGACGACCATTCGCGGCGCGCCCGCTCCGGGCACCGCATCGACGACGAGGGTCCGCGCCAGCGCCTCGAGCGTCGGCGTCGCGCCGGCGGTCGTGTGCTTGAAGGCGTCAACGATCTCCGCGTTTATCAGCAACGCGAAAAGGACGTTCGGCTGAACGGCGAAGATGTTCGGCCACAGCCCGGACTTCGAGTGGATCTGGACGGCCATCTCGCCGATGTCCTTCCGCGGCGTGCCCGTTGCGAGATCCCACTGGAGGAACTGGTCGGCCGCGGGGGCGGCTGCGACGCCTGTCTGATCGTTCCCCGAGTCGGCACCCGTCCAGGTCGTGAGCGCCATGATGATCTCGTCCCATTTGATCTCGCGGATCAGGGTCAAGATCTGGATCACCCAGCGGGTCGCATCGTCGACGGGATCCCCCACGGTCTGGGTCGCCATGAGCTGCTCGTCGACGTCCTTATGCCACGAGTACACTTTGGCGAGGTAGCTCGCGGTCTGCTTGACCTTGAACCCACCACCGGCCGACTCGGTGTTCGGCGCGCGGAGCGCTTCGTCGGGCGTCGCCCGGAAGAAGTCGCCCTTGTCGTACTCGGTATAGAACCCGGAGGGGAGGGCCACACCGAACGTCCCGGTCCCGCCGGCGGCGAACGCGGACATCTGTTGGATATACGCGATCGACAGGTTCGTGAGCTCGGTCGAGACGTGTACGTCAGCGAGCGTCGGCTGCGCCTTCTCGATAAACGAGCGGAGCCCCTTGCTCGCGGCGCCAATCGGGCTCCTGGCGCCCTTCGTGAGTTGGTCAGCGAAGGCGAGCACGAGCTCGCGGCCGGACTTGTCGAGCCGTTTCAGTCCCGGCGCGTGGAGTAGCGTGTCTGCGTTGAACATCGTC